GATTTACAGTCCGTTGAGCTCACCCATGCTCAGCCTCTCCGTTATACAAATTCCATTAGTGGTGATTGAGATTTTATTCTACTATTAGAAATCTCAAAATATTCCTCTTCTTTTTCTATACCAATAAAATCAAATCCTTCATCTTTTGCAGCCATTCCAGTAGAACCTGAACCCATAAATGGATCAAGAACTGTTCCACCTTTTGGTGTTACGAGGCGACAAAGGTATTTCATCAACTCTATTGGTTTGACTGTTGGATGTATATTTTTTCTTGTTGTTACAAATCTTCCTGTTACATCGTTATCTATTTTAGATTTTTCCATATTATGTGGATCTCTTCTACCTGACATACTAGAAGTTTGTTTTTCCTCAAACCCATCTAGTCCTCTATTTCTCTCACTCTTGGAAACTTTAGGACAATAGAAGAATCTTGCTGCAGAACCTTCATCTTCATATTCATTATTTACAAATACTTCTTGACTATTATTCAGTCTTGTCTGATTTTTAATAGTTGCTGTTCTTGGTTTTCCTTTTATGCTCTTTGTATTTGGAAACTCTTTCAACACTTCTTCACTTCCATCGTGCATTACATTTGCTGGGTATCTACCACTCTCTGGTGTGGTCTTGTTTTCACCATACGTTTTTTCTTCTGTGTACTGATTATTTTTATATACTCGTTTAGCACTTCCAGATGGTGGGGTTTCTCCCCCAAGTGATATTCTGCATCCATCAATATTAATTCCACCCGTTCCATGCTTCAACACATTCTCTGTAATTGTTCCTTCAACTGGTTTCCTTGCCATTACAACTGGTTCGTGTGCTGGTTTGAGTGCAGTTCCCCAACCTTCGTATTCAGAGTTACCTTTTGAAATTTCACCACCAAATGTATTTTTCTTACTACTACTACCAAAATGTGTACCAGCAGTATTTCTACCTTCAGTCCATTCTGGTTTTTCAGATGGTGCTACATATTTTCCAATAATTTTTCTTTTATTACCAAGTTTCTTATCTACGGCCTTTCCGATATTCAAACTCTTGGGAAACCCCGAACCATACAACCACATAATTTGATCTCGTATCTCAAACCCTGCATCTTCTATTGCAACGGCCATTCTGTGATATGTTCTACTACCAGAAAATGCAAGTAGATGTCCGCCAGGTTTCAATAATTGAAATGCAAGTTCCCAAGTTTCTTTCTGGAACGCTATTCCTGTTGAATCCCAACTCTTACCCATAAATCCAAGTTCGTAAGGTGGATCTGTAACAACGGAATCAACTTGGACTCCTTCATCAATCATTTTTTGCATCTGTACGATACAATCTTCATTATATAATTTCATATTTACCTTTTGGTCGGCGCAGCAGGATTTGAACTTGCGACCTCTTGCTCCCAAAGCAAGCGTTCTACCAAACTGAACTATGCGCCGATTAATACTTGTAAAACTGATCCAACAATGAACATGAGAACAAACATACCGATTCCCATCCACATCACTTTGGACCAACTAAAATCTTCTCCTAGATAATTGTCTTCCATTATTTTATTTCATATAAAGTGTAAAACCAAGTCAATTCTTCTCCTTCTTCAATATCTCTTTTTGACACAATCCAAACAGTATTGTCATCTGTCATTTCTAGTTTATAACAAGAAGGATTAAAGGAATGATTCCCAAAAGCACCAAGTGGAGTTCTAAAATACCCATGCAATTCTTTTTCATTTGGGATGTGAATCATACCAATCAAAGTTCCCGCTTTGATTTTTTTTGTCGCAATCAGTCCCAAACCCTCTATTTCAGATTCTCCGATTGTGACTCCATCTGGCAAAGGTCTATACATTATAAACTCAGTCCAGTGATAGATGCAAGATAATTCTTCTCAATCTCACCTTTTGCTTCTGTCTCAATCACGATATGAGTCAATGAAAGTTGCATATAATCACCCTTTGCGGCCATCATCCAAGGAACCATTGCAAAACCCATCTGTCCTGCCGCTTGACCTGGCACAGGCGCCAGTGTCATTGGTTTTTCTAGTTCCATATAATCTCTATTTTGTTTTGCTCTTGCAATAATTTCTTCACCAGTAGTTAACTTAAATACTTTAACTTCACTCATTTTTTCCTTTTATAGAATCCGACTCTTTCGTAGTCTGGTTGTTCAATATAAGTAAAACCATTAGGAGCATTTACTTCTTCTCCTTTCCAAACAGGAATAATCTCATCATATTCGCCCATGTCTTCATTTGCACGAAAATGAACTTCAATGAGGTTTCCATCAATAAACTCACAATTAATAACTGGATATTCACCAAATATATTGTAAAGAACTTTTGGATATTTAATATACTCATTAACACGAATCCATCTTTTATATTTCCAAAGAGGATCATTGTCATTACGAAACCCTTCAGTTGTTAAATCTTGTGTAATTGTTCTTGTTTTTAGGTCAGTGACATAATCAACACTCAGATGCCGACCTTCAAAAATCTCACACCAAAAAGTCCCAGGCGGCAAATAATCTGTATCAACATTCTTTACAATGTAATCTATGTATGCACCCTTGCTCATTCCAACTGCATTGACACAAGGACGAATTATGTAATTTTTTGATTCAGGAGTCCAACCACCAGCTGGACCACATTGATATCCAAGTTTTTTTGCAAGAATAAGTTTATCAAAAATCCAAAGGTCTTCTGTATGTGCTGTGTCCCACACTTCATCATCATCTATCATTTTGATGACGTTCCAAAATCTTGATGTATTCTTTTATAGAATGATCTCTTGCATCAATTTTTGTTACATCGCCAATCGGATGATCTTCATCCCAATCTAAAGTTTCAGCGTTTATCCTCATACCCCAATGCACATAAGGAAAAGGTGGTAAAAAAGGCACAGGGTCATTTTCTAAATAAACTCTGAAATGTCCATTCATCCACAACTGTTCTGTCATTACGGAAGGAGAACCATAAGTGTAAATCTGAACTTCGTATGCATCATCCTCTAACCACAAACCAATAATTTGTGCAACCGCTCCACCAAGTGAATGGCCTGTGAGAATAACTGTTTCTTCAAGTGCATGATTTTCAAGTAGGTCATCTCTTATTTTCTCAGCCGCATCTCTAAAACCTCTATGAAGATTTGCACCAAGTTTATTATCTTTGAATGGTCTAGCATCAAGGTCCGTTAGAACGTTTCGTCCATTGTTCGTTCCACGAATGATGACAATTGTAACACCCCTATCTTGAATGACATCGTAAGAAAACTCATTATCGTCAATCTCTTCTCCATCATCGTAAACCCTCTCACAATATCCGGCCATTTCTAACAGAACTTCTATTCCTACTGGTAGATTTTCTTTTGTTCCGTTTGCACCACCCATACTTAAAAATTGATTTGTTGAAACACACGAATTAAGTAGTAGAGTTACTATTCCTATTATTATGAATTTCAACTTCATCTTTCTTTCTCCACGCAGTTGCACCAAGAATCGCTCCAAATGAAAGATGAAGCATAGCACCTGCTTGTAATGTCAATGGTTCCCACCTGCTCGTCTTACAATCTTGACCAGCTGCCAAAACTTCTGCACAAGCATCAAACATCAACAAATTCCACCAAAGAGGCCCTACAAAAAAGTCGCACAAGCATATGAACAAATACACAAGTGCGGCCCAATCTCTCCAATAACGATTTATTAACTTATTTATCACCTCATACGCTTTCGGGTGTTTTCAATCGTTTGTTGAGCACGTTTGATTTTGCTCTTACGAAGTGATTCTACCTTATCAGTAGAACCAGTTGACATCTTCTTATCTTCCATGATAGAGATGGTGAGTTCCGCATTTGCTTCGTGCATTGCGATTGTTTTTTCAAGACGCTGAATTGCACCCTCTTGACGTTCACGTTTTGTTTGCATAATCTCCTTTGTTATGCGGTTTCAAAATGTTCTGCAACAATTTCACCCATACCATACCGATGCCACTTTTCAACGACAACTTCCAACTCATCTGCATACTCATCGTATTCGGCGGTATCTCTGTTGTCCTCAAGTGCAAGATTTCTCAATCGTTGTACTGTCCCTCGTCCTACACGAACAAATGAAGTGACCAACCAAGAAAATCCATTCCAAGTAGAGTTATACTCAGCATACTGACCAGTTCCCTCAACAGTTGTAGTCCAAGACGAAACCATCCACTTTCCGCCAGTCCAAAGATAACCAAACTCAAGATGACTGTTTTCCATCAAATATTCTTCAAACTCGGTCATGGAATCAAACATCTCAACCTCTTCGGTATGAACCGATTCTTCCAGAGATGACTTGAGGTCTTCACTCAAACTTGAATAGTAACCCCCGACTGAAACGGCAAGGGCTCTTTCGTCTGAATTGTAGTGTTCCAGAAGGGTCATACCAACACCAGTTTCATATCCATCGTAATGAACGTATGAACTCACGATTGAACCATCACTTCTCAAATACCCAACAACAGAATTAGTACTCATAGTATCTCCTTAGAGGGAAAAGAACATTACGAAATTGACATAAAGGACAGCCGCACTGACTACCCACCCGCTGAAACAAAGAACCAACTCTCTCATCACTTCTCTTTCCATAATCATTTTTGGGAAAAGGGTTTCTCAATCACTCACATTTATATAATACCAAGAGAAACCCTAGATGTCAAGTTTTTTTCAATCAAATTTCATAAGGATATATTCAAATTCCTCAAAATTCAAAAACGTTCTAAGTTCCGAAAACCTTGTCTTGATCTTTGACTCAAAATCTGACATCGATCCGTCAGGTTTTTTCTTTAGACGATTAGCTTGAGTAGCATTACTTGCATATAAAGGAATTAAAAGTTTTCTCTTTTCTGCTCTGTTACACTCCATAATTGCTCTACCAAGAGCTTCTCCACTCCACGAGGCCGTAGTTGTGGGTGCAATAATTACAAAACCATCATAATGATTCATTTTCACCAGTTGATCATGAAATGCCTGTAATTCGTCCTGACTGTACTTAACAATTGGAGCTCTTCGACCACCAGATGTGTGATTTGCAACCCAGTTTGTGTAAACACGATCATCTATCTGAGGATAAGCACTCAAAAAACCTTTTCGTTCTTCATCAGATGGTTTTCCTTCTTTGCCTTCAGCAATCCTCTTGTCCATCAATCGATAAAGTTCAAGTTTTATAGCTTCATCCAAAAGAGGTTGTACCTCGTAATCAGCCCGATTAAGTAGATTGGCTAAACGATAAATAAGTAATTCATTTGATCGGAGATCATATTTGAAATTAACAACATTCGCTATCAGTTTTGAATTTCCAAGGTACTTGTTAATGACCATTCCGTGAGTACGATCAATTAAACGATAACTATTAGAATTAATTTCTTCACCATTGACAACAGCAGCATCTGGAAAATAAACAACAGTTGCTGGAAGACTCACATTTATACCAGCTTTTGACTTTCGTACTTGTCTCTTTACAAAATCGGGACTGTAAGTTTCAGGTCGGGATTGAATAATTGCATCCATAATAGGAGCATATTCATTAGGAGTTACTTCATAGACGAAATTATCAATTTTCATCATTTCAGTGCTCGACCATTTATCTGATCGAATTGCTTCTGCAATTTCTTCAGGTTTCATAGATGGAATCATTTTTCCTCATTATATGAATATTAATTAAATATATCTTATACTGATATAATATAAGTATACTATAATAGAGTTGAAAAGTCAAGTCTATTATAACCCTTCTGAAAATACTCATCAGAAGGTTCGCAACTCAAACAGATTCTCTTCGTGTTTTTCGCTGCTAAAGCAGTGGTAGCACTTCCACCATAAGGATCTACTACCACATCTCCTTCATTTGAATGTTTCTTAATTAACTCTTCAAACAAAGGTAGAGACTTTTGTGTAGGATGAAATCTATCTTTACCAGAATAGATAGGATACTCGTACACACCTTTATCGTATTTACTGTTGAATGTCGCCTTTGAACCTTTCACACAACTAATAGCAATTTCTCTCGCATTATTAAGATAGGTATATTTTTGATTTACTGGAACAGGATTGGTTTTCAACCATTCAATAAATCTGAGTTTGGAAAATTTGACTTCTTCCAATAAATTTGACAGAGTTTCTATTTTCCATAGATCGAAAAAAATTATACAAGAACCACCTGGCTTCAATATTCGTTTGAATTCTGATATAGCATATTTCAAATCATCAATTGTATAATTTTTATCCCACTCACCAAAGTCAGTATTGAATGCAAGATTGTTTTTACGTCCGTCTGGATGTATAACGTGTTTACCACCAGCTTTCAAATGTTTTTTATATTCATCCATGCCAGTGTTTTTGGAGATGATGTAGGGTGGATCGGTCAGAACCAAATCTACACTATTTTTTTCGATACTGGATAGAAGTTCCTTATCGGTTTTTTTAGTGTATGATGACTTCAAACTCTTCTCCCTTCAAATCCTTAGTTGAAACAGAACCACCGATTCTTGGATCACTTGCGTATGGATTGTCAAAACTGTTTTTCCATTTAGGCCAAAGTAGTTTCCAAACTGTTTCGGCAGGAACTTTGAATGTCTTTACGAAAGTTCCATTATCGTAATTTATGATGGTCCAGTAGTGAAAAGGATCTCTCATAATTTTTTGTCTACAATATTTTTCCTGTTCTTCAAGATTGTCTTTACGACTAGTACCATTGTAAGAAAAAGAATGTGTCTTTTCGATTCCTTTTTTAGTAGTCCCTTTGTAGACAGTCGCTTTAAATTCAGCGGTTATCCCTTCATCATTTACTCCATCTGAACCACCACCTACTTTTGTTAGATGAAATCCAAGCAAACTGGCTTGAAGATATTCAAAGGCACGATTATAATTAAAAGGATTACCAAGACCCCTTCCATTGAATTCTTTCAAGAGATTCAATAAGTTTTCTGTCAATTCTTGGTCAGTCATATTTTCACTCATCAATATCCCCTTTTCCAAAGAGTTGTCATTTTCTTACCACTCAACCAAATGGTCATTGATTCATACACATCAAATGATGTTCCCATTATCGATTCCATAATATCAAAAACAGGAAGTGTCTTACGATCATTAGGTTCCCAGAAGGAATCGGTGTTTCTCGCTTCGATCAACCTTCGAGCGATTTTGTGGGCTGCATCAACTGAAGAAACTGTTTTCACAATCTTTCTACCAGAGCGAAATTCAATCATATCAAATCTCCGAAAGGGGTTTCTCAATCACTCACACTTATATAATAACAAACTGAAGTCACAATGTCAAATTTTTTTCAAATAAAACTTTTTTCTCTGGGCGGTCGTGCTGCTCCCGCACCCCTCGCTGACGGAGGAGCTCCATTAAAAATCATCAATCTCAACCTCACAAGTATATAATACCAAGAAGAAACCCCGATGTCAAGTTTTTTTTCAACTTTTTTGCATATTGATCATCATCATAAGTCCTCGACCAGCCTCGATTGCAGTATCAACGATCCAATCTAGGTTCTCTTCGTCATAGTTCCACTTCCCTTTGACATATTCCACAAGTTCATCGTATTCCTCATCTGTCAAATCTTCAATCTCTGGAAGAACCTCTTCAATGTCATCTACCGCCTCAAAGAGTTTTTTCACAGGGTCAATGAAATATCTTGCATCACTCCATGACATTTCACCATCTGCTTTTGCTTTACCGACTGCTTCTACAAACGAGAATACGAAATCGATAATATCTCTCGTTTCTTCAATACCTCTTTTCTCAGCCATTTCTTTGTTTCCTTTCTGCTTTGCGTTTTAGGATTTTACGTTTCTTCATTGCGGATTTCAGTTTGAAGTCCGATACACTATCTATAAAAAGTTCACCTTCCATATGTTCCATTTCATGTTGGAAGATTATGGACAACAGACCACCGAAACTTCCAAATTGTTCTGTTCCGTCTTTGAACTCAAATTTTGTTCCAATTGTTTCTGCTCTTTTAACAGGCATAAAAAGATAAGGAAAAGACAGACATCCCTCTTTTTCATAAAGTTCTTCGTCACTCCATTCAACAATATCTGGATTGAATACCACCATAGGATCACCATCTGTAATCATTGCAAATGCTTTGATGGGAAGACCAATTTGATTCGCAGACAAACCAATGCCGTTGTAATGAAACATATTATCAATCAAACGTTTCTCAAGTTTATCTGGGTCTTCGTGTGGACTATCAAAATCAAAACGATGAGGAACTTCTCGTAGAAAAGGATCTTTCTCATCGATTAAGGGCATAACCAAATCACTCATAATTTTAACTCTTTCTTGAGGTTTTTTAAATCTTGTTCAAGACGATCAATACGCATAGATAATAATTCTACTGGCGAATAATAACGTGGAACTGCTTTATTTGCTTTTGTTTGCCAGGTTTCACCACCAGTTACACCAATCCTTTCAACAGTTTCTCGACCATTCTTTTTATTATGCTCATCAATGTCATCAATATAATCACCTGCTGTTGTAAATTTCAAATCATTCATACTGTCTCTATTTTACTGAAGTTTTTCTCTTTCACAAACTTGATTGTGCTAAGGAACTTATCATAAAGGATTTCTCCCTTATGTGAAATCACGAACACATTGGTATTCTCGTCCATTGTGTTTATGATTTTGAGGAATGCATCAGTTCCATCTGCATCAAGAGAAGAGTCAAACACCTCATCCATAATAAGCAGATTGGTGTTGACACTATTCTTGAGTTTTGCAACCTGACGCCATGTGAACAGAAGTGCAAGGTCAATCCTCATCTTCTCTCCCTCTGAAAAAGAAGAGTAAGTAAACTCATCACGATATTGAGAACGAATTGTCTCGTTGAAGTTTTCGTCAATCGAGAAGTTGATGAGGAAGTCAAGCTCGTTCAAATACTTGTTCACATACTTGTTGATAATCGGCACATACTGTTTGATAATCTTTGTCTTGATTCCTGTGTCACGCAGAAGTTCATGTGCATAGTCATATAGTTGTTTCTGTTCAGTCAACTTTGCATAATCCTGCAAACACTCTTCAAGATTCTGTTGTAATAATTTTAACTCATCTTTCTCTGTATTGTCAAGTTTTTTCTTATCTCTAAGTTTTTGAATCTCATTTGTAGTTTTCTCTATATTTTCATCTAATGAACTGATGTAAGATTGAAGTGCTGCAACTTTCTTATTCTTTTCTACGATTGACTGACCAATCTCTTGAAACTCAAACAAAGTTTGTTCCAAAGAATCTATTTCTGATTGTATGTCATCAATAGCATCGTCATATTTCTTTGATTGATCCAACAATTGTGTATTTCGTGTCTTCTTGAAAGTTTCATTGATAGGTTGTTCACATACTGGACAATCGTCATTCTTGGTGAAAAACTCTCGTTGTTTGTCCACCTCCGATTTCTTTGCGCCAATCTTGTTCTGTACTTTGTTGTATTCCTTTGTCTTCTTCTTGACTGCACTCTCATCCGTCAACTTTTTTCCAAGAGTTCCTATCTCCACTTGAAGTGCAGCTACTGTATCAGTTTCTTCTTTGATTGTCTTTCTATAATTATCAATGTCTTTTTCTTTTTGTAATATGACTGACTCGTTATCCACCTTGAGGCGTTCAATGTAATCCTCTTGTATCTTTATCTTCTGGTTGTACAATCCCTTCTCTACCTCAAGAGTTCCCAAGTCATCTTTCAACTCCAAGTTCTTTTTCTTGAGAACAGTATTCATTGTTGAGAAGATTTGTATGTCAAGCAAGTCCTCAACAATCGCTCGTCTGTCTGATTGCTTGAGTTGCATAAATGGTTCAAAACTTGAACTTCCGAGCAGAACAATTTGAGTGAATGATTTGTAGTTCAGTTTGAGAATGACCTTTTCCAAATACTCTTGATAATCTCTATTATTTGCCAACTGGTCAATCAACTTACCATTCAGATGAATCTCAAACAGATTTGGTTTTACACCTCTGCGAACAGTATAATTCTTCTTTCCAATCGTAAACTCAATCTCTACCAACAAACCCTTTTCGTTGATGGTATTCACCAGTTGAGGTTTGTTGATATTCCGATATGCTTTTCCAAACAACCCAAAGGTCAGAGCATCAAGAATAGTTGACTTACCAGAACCATTCTCTCCAATGATAAGAGTTGTTGGTGACCTGTCAAAGAAGACAGTTGTTGGATTATCTCCTGTTGACAGAAAATTAGACCAAGAAATCTTTTTAAATGTAATCATTCTGTTTCATTCAATAATTGTGGTTTAGTTCCATTTTCAAACTGATAGTCAGATTCTTTGATTTTGTCTTCTAACACTCTGAGAATAAAATTATTAAGTGTCATTTTGTGTTCATGAGCTGCAAGTGACAATTGCACTATTGTTTTGTCATCAAGAGCGAGTTCCACATCTACTGTTTCTCTATCCATTTTTTCTCTTATTTCATGATGGTCGTGTAACATATTTTCCTTATGATTGATGAAATCTACCAACATCCCCTTCAAAATGTTTTACTTCAGAATCCTCTTTTTGTTTTTCTATTGTTAGAGTTGGAATCTCACCTTTGTAGGTTGTTTGACCCTCTTTCATTTGTTTAGTTTGGTTTGCTTCCAACAACTGTTTTTGTTGTTCTTGTTGTGCTTTTATTTCATCCTCAGTTGCAAAAATAGCATTGAAAGACACACTTCTTCTTTCTCCTTTTCCATCAGCAGTTCTGAACGGATAGACAAAATGTGATTGTTGTGCTGGGAAGACGAAGAAATCACCAACCTGAGGCCTCCAAGAAAATTGTGGTGATACTAACTGACCATCATTACAAGTACTGTTTACAAACACAATATTTCCATCGTCTTCCCTACCTTTTTTTCTACTTGGAAGATACTCTGGTATTTTGAGATACATCACAGAAGATAATTGACATTCGGTGTGAATGTGCATTGGATTATATTCACCATCCTTTTGTGAGATAATCCACATTGACAACATTTGAGTCAACCATTTTTCTTGTTGAATCGCTTGTTCATTGCCTGGGTGTTGTTGTGATTTAGCAGAAATTACATAGTGACGAATTATGTCCATGAAAAAACCATAGATTCCTGCTTCGTGTAATTTTTCATGGTCTACATACAATTCGTGTTCTATTTGTCCTGCGAGATTATGACCCCAACTTTTTTCATTTTCTGCGTTGTCTACCATTTCGTCTGTAATCTCAAGCATTTTACCCAAAATAGCATCTGGTAATTTTGTCTTCATCACAAAAGTAGACCAAGGTTGAATCATTGTCATATTCAACTCAAACTTTTGTTTTGCTACGGGTTTTTTTCTTTCTTTTCTTTGTTGCATTCTTCTTTGTTGTCTGTTCATACTGTCTCCACTGTTAATGCCTCATTATAAAGGTCTTGCATCAATTTATTCAGTTCACCCTTATTGGTGATTTGTAAACTATCCACACAATTTCTGATTACACACATCGTATCTTCCACATCTTCAATACTCTCTAAATCTTCACCCAAATCTTCAATATCAAAAAGATTATCTATGATTGAAATATTACCTACTCCAACCTTGATAAGTCCGTCCATCAGAGCCTCAAACATATACTGATTGGTCTTATTCTTGATGATGATTTTGACATAACAATCTTTGTACCTTGACAAGTCCTGTTCTGGTTCTTGTCCTTCAGAATCATCGTAATAAATCTTGTGAAACATAGAAAAAGGGTTTGGTATAAACTCCGTATCCAATGTTTCAGTATCAAAGATGTGAAATCCTCTTTGATCATTGTAATCTGCCCATGTCATCTCATATGGGTTTCCAAGGTAGTGAATATTACCTGTGATAGAACGATGATGAAAATGACCACTAAACACTTTACGATAAGCTTTGAAAAGAGATGGAGAAAAACCATCTGTACTGATTGAACCTTTTGTGTGTTCTATTCCATCTAAGTGCAAATGACCAAATACAACTGGGCATCTTGACTTCTCAACCATCGACATTGACATCTCATGATTGTCCTCACATATCCAAGGAAGAATCAATACTTCCGTATTTCCTAACTTCACAACCGAAGGCTCTTCGTAGTAAGAAAGATAATCATACCCATCCATCAATTCACGAACAGCATTCACTTCCAGAGTATTCTTAAAGTAAATATCGTGATTTCCAATAATGATTGAGGTTGGTATCTTCAGTTCATTCAAAGGTCCAAGAAATATTTCTCTCATTGTGTTGAGAGTTTTGTAGTTGATGAACTTTCGTCTGTCAACTATGTCGCCTAAGTGAATCACTCCATCCACTTTTCGTTCTATGAGAGTTGGAAAGAAAACCTCTTCGTAAAACCTACGAAAGAAGTTTGCAAAAATCAAACTATCGTTTCTTGCTCCAAAATGAGTATCGGTTATGAGTGCATATTTCATGCAGGAAGTTCCTCGTTAAGATAGGTTGTCAAAGGAGACATCTTTGCTAATTTTGTATCTACTTTCTCTTTGGGTTTTTTCTTTTTTCTTTTCTTCTCTTCAAATGCGTAGATGAAATCATATATTGTAGCACGTTTATCAGCAGTAAGAGGTGATGCTCCAGTTGAAATAAAATCCTCTGACTCCATAGAACTAGTATCGGAATTCTCTTCTAGCGAATCAAACTCATTCATAGTTTTGTACTTGATGTACAGTTGTTTCTTCTCTTTCTCAATTCTTCTTAAAAACGCATAGTAAATAATTTGAGTAAAGTAAGCAAATGGATTTTGTGATTTTTCTGGGTTAAAATTATTAGCATACATCACGCAATTTTCTATCCCATCACTCACCATTTCTTCACGAAATGCATAGTTGATAAAGTTTGGTCGATGTGATAATTTTTCTGCAATTTTCAAAAAACATTCTCCTGCATAATCTGGAATTACTGGTGGCTCTATATCGTTATCTTTAGCAATTAAATATTGTTCACGATATTCGCTCATAACCTCAAGGAGTTTAGAATTATCAACATAATGTTGTTTCTTTCTTGGCACAGGGTTCCTTTCATAAATTTAATCATATAAGAGTATTATACACGACTACAAATAAAATGTCAAGTTTGTTTTTTTCACTTGACATTTACGTTACAGAACGATATAATAAGACTGTAGTCTTTAAGAATAATAGTATATACAGACAATATTAGTTCATCATCATGTTCTTGAGCATCTCTTCTGATACGAAATCTTCTTGATGTTCGTTCACTTCTTTTAAAATATCATCGTAAATTTCACTCATCTTCTTTGAAAGAGAAGCCATGGTGACGATGTATTTAGCGGATACTGGCACGGAGTGGTCTTCTGTGAATGGAATCCACTTGGTAAATCGCACACCATCTTCGCCGTCTTCGTCTAGGATGTGGGATATTTTGATTGGATGTTTGAAATGGAAAAGTCCTCCCTCTGGTTTCTCCAAAATGGTGAGAAGTTCATCTCCTGTGGAAAGTTTAACGTATTTGATGCTTGAGTCCATATTCATCCTTTTATTGGTATGGTGTATATATGATATGGAAATTGTTCTGAACTGTAAATCTTGACTCTTTCCATAAAATGATTGAGTGTATAGTTTTTCCTCTCTTTGAATGTTAGGTCATCTGCAATATCGTAAAGTGAAGTTGTTGACTTCGTGTCTGACTTTCGCAAACCTCTTCCTATTGATTGTAAATTTCTGATGCGTGATTTAGAAGGAGAAGCAAAGATAATGTTATGCAAATTCCTAATATTGATGCCGGTAGAGTATACCCCATAAGAAGCACAAATGACTGCATCTTTTTCAGTTTCAATAATAGACCTGACCTGTTCTCTTGACTCTGCATCTGTACCTCCATATACAAAGAATACTCTTCTTGAGTTGTCCAGTTTATCTTGCAACATATCATACAGAATGTTGCCATGTTTTTCTACCAATTGAAATAGTACGAGTGAATTACCTTTTAATCCGTCTACAATGTTACATATATACTTATTTCTTTCAGGATGACTCACCAAGAAATCAATCTCTTCTTGATACTTTAATTTAGACACAATCATAGCCGACTCTTTAGAGTACTTCAGAACCAAACATCGAATACTTATTTCTGAAAGTGTCTTCTTCTTGATAAGTTCTTTTGTTGTCGTGACCTTTTTTACTGGTCCAAATAACCCTGTGAGAATCAATCTGTGTACCTCTACTTCATCCAATGTTCCAGTTGTTCCAATACGATAAGGAGCATTCACTAAGTTTTTCATTATTTTTGTAAGTGACTTTGCTTTGTACAGATGAGCTTCGTCACCAATCACCACCTCAAAATCATTGAAGAAAGGTTTCTTGAGTTCGTACAATGATTGCCAAGTTGAGATGATTACTTCTTTGTTCGATTTCTTTTCTTGTCCACCATAGATTTGATGAACGTGATTTTTCACTTTAAAATCTTTATCTGCGTAAGCATCAAAGTCAGAATACATTTGATTCACAAGTGACAGAGTTGGAACAATTATCAACGTTCTTCTTGGAAAGTAGTATCGCATCAAGTAATAAATGATAAGTGATTTTCCAGAAGCTGTGGGTGAAAGTAACAGACATCTCTGTTTGTCTATCGCATATCTTACTGCACTGCTCTGATAATCTCTCAGTTTGTATTCACAAGGAAACGATGTGAGAAACTGAAAATAGTCTTCATTTGTGATAATTGAATTTTCAGATACAGTATAATCTTTTATTTTGTATTCTCTATCGTTTGCAAATCTGTAAACCTCTTGTTTTAGACCTGAGTAAATCTTTCCACTATCGTTGTTGAAAAGATATACATATCCATCCCATTTTCTCGCACGAAACATTGGCATGAATTGATAGTTACTAGGACGAAAACGAAAATAATGATTCAGTTCCATCTTCAAAGATGGTTCACATGAGATTTGAATATAGACATTATCAACTGAATTTATTTCCAATTCCATTATCACCCAAGTCCAGCAACAAACTTCCTCCAAGTTATTGCATTGTTGATATGGAAACTTCGGTTTTCAATGATTGATAATACCTTACTCAGATACTCTACTTTCGCTTCCTGCTCGTTAAGAATCTTTTCTGCTTTTTGTAGTGGTTCATCGGCAGCAACATAATACTTCTCAAGTTCCGTCTTGGATAGTCGTATGTTATGTTCTGGAGCCTTACCACTTTTAGAAATCACTACTTCCCATCTTTGCTGAAATAACACCTTCCAGTGTGTCTTCAAGTCAGAGAGTTTGCGTTTTTCTTTACTGTAAATGTTTAAGTATTTTTGGTGAAGATTTGGTATCTTCAAAGATTCATTATCTAAATCTGTGTCATCAATATGAGAGTCATTCTCCCACATTGTCATTATTTCATCAATTGTCATAAATTATATAGATATCAATTATTCAATAGGTTTTTGATTTCATAGTTGACATAACGAAAAGTAGCAGTTGCAACGAAATACTCAACATCCGCAGCAGAACTGTCAAACTCAATAGATGATACATTGATTGGAAATGCATCGAAAAAATGAAATTCCATTTGTGGATTCATTGCACTTGTCAGAAGTGTGAGAACAATAGTAGAAACTGTTCCACCCCTTGCAGTTGGATTTGAACCTCCTGCCTTAAGTTTACGAAACTTCTCTTGTCCCTCTGCAAGTCCAAGAGCTATGATTCGATCATAAATCTCAGTCCAGTTTTTCATGTGTTCGTCTACGATGAAACGAACAGATAATTCTTCAAAACTTACTCTCGAACCGGCGACAGGAATTGTTGCAGTTGGATTGAAAATCTCTATTGCATCTATCGAAACGCCTGGAATGTTTGCTGCTTGACAAAACCATGTCATGTGCGGAGCATCTTCCATCGTCAGACGAAAACTGACATTAGAGAGATAGTTTAGATTTTCGGGTACTTTGTTTGATGCGCTCATACTATTATTTATTTCTAAATTAATTCAATGTTACAATCTGGGAATGTAGTTTTGATATCCTCAAAATATTGATTCCATTTGTCTGCATCAATGGGCCGATATGTTTCGGGATGTCTTTTACCATCAAATGATTGTTTATCAAATTGATAAAATTTGGAACCATCATATATGTTTCTATAGTTATTATCTCTTAAACCATCGAATCCATACATAATAACTTCTTTGTGTCCGTTTTCTGCTGCTTTTTGAAGTGCCATCATTCCAGTGCTTGGTAATTCTGTTAATGGTCTAAAACCCCATTCAAAATTTGAATTTTCTGAACGATTAATCCAAATAACTATGTGAAATTTTTCTTCTCCTAAGTAAAGAAAATCAGTTGCACTATCTTTGTCTCCATAATATTCTATATTCACTGCAACGTTTGGTGGTAAAGAAAGTCGTATACCTTCAAATACTGTTTCAAATGAAGTAATTGGTGCTAAATCCAAATCTGAAAATATACATTTACCTTTGTATTCATCAATATAAATTTGTCTAATCATTCCATAATCTGTTGCAAAAAGATAATCTGGTTTCCAATCTCTGTAAAGTGCATTACAACCATACACAATACCATCTTTCCTTAGTTCGTCTAGGTTTATATGTGCTCTACTTGGACCATTGCCTATTATGTATCCTTTCACCTCAGAACATTCGACAGTAGCTTTTTGATTTTCTCTTTTGACAATCACTTGTACCATATTAACTCCACAGGAAAATTACTACAAACAAAAAAGGGAGAGGATTTTCGTCCTCTCCCTTAAAATCCCTACAGTATGTAGGTGCCGGATTACATCAAGTTCTGAATCTGAACTTTTCTGTAATACTCATTATTATGAGCTCCGTTTGTACCGACAGCTGCGAGAGCAGATGCAGTTTCACCATTACCTACAGTTGAACCCTCTGCGAATGGATTTGCAATCATTCCGTATCGTGTCTTGAATGCAATTTTTGGCTGAAAACTATCAGAGTCAACCGCACGAACCATTTGTAATGGAACGTATGGGCAATAGAAAATTCCAGCATCCATTGGGGATGAACCTTTGTAACCTACAGTAATAAGTTCGTTTCCATTACTGTCAGTTGCTTGGAATGGATCAACATATACACGATAACGACCATTCAATACACCAGCAAAAGTGTTTGATGCTTCGTCAACGTTAAGGTCTGTGCTCATTGAAGGAGCATAGTCGAGAACACCGGCCATCTGAAGAGCAGAAGCAACGTCTGAAGAAGTTAAGATAATATTACCTTTTCCTCTACGTGTTCCTTTTGCAATTGCATTAGCTTCACGTTCTACTTGCATCATAAGACCTTTGAACTTCTCAACCATCCAACGTCCGTTAGAATCTGTGTCAAGGTCAAAGATACCAGTAGTTGTTGTTCCTGCGGTTGCACCAACTTTTGCTGCAATTTGAATTCTGCGAACTACTTCACGATTTATTTCTGCAAGAATTTCAGCAGAAAGAATATTCGCAAGTTCACCCTCTGCATCAAGACCATGAACAGCACGTAAATCCTGAGCAAGTTCCATTGAATAGGAACCAGCAAGTGCTCTTGTTCCTGCAGCAGTTGAAATCTTCTCAATCGAGAAAGACATATTAGCAGGTGTAAGACCTTCACCTACTGCTGTAGTATTTGCAGGAGCAACGTCATATGCACCTGTTGTAATAGCAGCACCAGTTGAATTGTTAATCATCAAAGATGGTTGTGTTGTTGCGTTTGAACCACTTCCACCACTTTGAGTTGTGTCTGCTTCACTGTAAAGTGCTTCTGCACCATCTGATGTACCAAAACGGGCACGTAGTGCGAAAACAAGTCCAGTAGGTCCAGACATTGGTTGTACACCACAAATATCATAAGCGATAAGTTGTGGCATTGCACGGCGAACCATGCTAATAAGAACTGGATCAGCAAATTCTGCTGCATCATCATGTGTTGGATTACCGGCAGCACCTGAAGTTGCAGTTGCAGTTGTCAAACCCAATACTGTATTGGGGGTTGCCTCTGTCAATAGTCCACCACCTTGAACTGCTTTGTCTGATACATACTGTTTTTCAGTATTCTCAAGACAAAGTGCAGTTACCGCTCTTCGATACGAATCTTTAATTTCTGGAAGATCCGAATGGTCAAGAACAGGCGCCCACTTTTGACTAATTTGTTCTGAGAGTTGCATTTTTAAAACTCCTGTTATTGTTAAAAAAACTTTTACTTACGTGAAATTGCTTTACTGTAAGCTTCCATGATGTTGTTCATCTTAGGGGCTTCTTGCGTTACCTCTTCTTCTGAAACGACATCTTCTTGTTCAATATTTTCATCCTGTTTAACTTGATTAGGAAAATAACTTTCCTTAATCATTTTTACCTTATTCTCAAAATCATCTGCATTTTCCTCGTATGTGACTCCATCAACCAAAGATTTCATTTTCTCTGCTTGTGTGTCTGCAAGGTCTTCACATACTTCTTCAAGAATTTTGTTTTTGCGATAGTCATTGAGTTCGTCTTTAACCTTAACGTTCTCTTCAATTTGAGAATTTAACTTCTCTTCTAGTTCCTCAACTTTGTCAAAAAGGTTCTCTACAATGTCAACCTTCTCGTCTGGAACTTCGATGTAATGTTCTGTGAACAGATTTTTTAATCCACCCATGAACTCTTCTGTAATCTCGCTTCTCAAGGAACTCTCAAGTGCAAGTTCATTCTCTTTCATCCACTCTTCAACTACGTAGTTGAGGTATCCGTCAACTTTTTCGGTTAACTCATCACGGAAAGAAACGATTTCTTCTTGTAAGTTATCTTGAAATTCTTTTTCGAGTTCGTCAATTTTGTCACTCGAAACTTCCATTACTTTTTGATGCACTGCAGCTTCAAAAATTGTTGCTGCTTTTGACTTAAATTCTTCGGAAAGTTCTTCTCCTTGAACCAAAGCTGCAATGTCTTCTTTGACATTGATTTCAGGCATCGCAACTTTCATTTTCTTTTTCTTTTTACCGATTGCAACCTTATCACCCTCTGGGTCAGCATCCATTGGTGTTTCTCCACCCATGTCTTCTGCTTCGATTACATCAATAAGTTCTTTGAAACGTTTTGAAACTTCTTCTTTTTTCAATCCGTTTACTTTGTCAAAAAGTTGTTTGATCATTGCAGTTTTAGTAGAAGGAATTTGAATCTCTTCAATTTTTTCTTCTTCTACAGTTTCTTCTGCAACTTGCTCTGGAGCTTCAACAAGTTCCTGTTCTTGCTCGATCTGTTCCAGAACTTCTTCTTGGTTATTAATTTCTTCAGTCATTGAAACTCCTAAAGTTTTTATAAGTAGTTCGTTACTGTTAATATTTATAAAACTTAAAGATTAGACAATAAATTTTTGAATTCTTTGAGTTTTACTTCTTCAAGTTGTTTTGAAGATGCTTTTTGAATGTTTGCTCTTGCACGTTCAACATCTTGTGCTTTTAGCATACCATTATCCCAAACCCATTCTACACCTTCCATAATACCTTCTACGAAAGCATTAGGTGCAGAAGGATCTGCAACAATATCAGCAGCAGTTGCAAGATAAAAATCATCTTGAACAATTTGCGCTTTCTTGTTTGCTTTAAGTGACCCCATACCTCTTGAGGAAACACCTAATCTTGCACCTTCATCAATCAAACTTTTTACGATCTGACCATTCGGTGTGTCAAGAATCTTTGCTCTTCCAATAAAGTTTTTTCCATCTTCTACCAATTCTGTAATCATGTGTGAAACACGATCAAGATTTACAGTTGGTCCGTCTGGATGTCCTAACTCACCAAAGGCTCGTTTTGGTTCTACGTACTCTTTGACGTAACGATTGACTTCTTTTTGAAGAACTTCTTTTGGATAGATACGTCCGTTCTTGTTTTTCTGCTCGGACTGCATGAAGATGCCTTCAATGAAATACTGTTTCTTTCCCCCGGCACCTTCTTCAATAAGTTCATAATCTACTGATTCTGTTAATTCGCAGATTAATTTCATATTTGCCTTTATTTTGCGTTACTAAATGCAAAATCCAAAACCTTCATAAAAGATTTGGTATCTTTATTCATGTTCATTTGCATTTTTTTCTTATTGGAAGAATTAAGTGAGTCATATGTTTTCAACAATACATTTGCTGAATCTGGGTCAATAGGAACCTCTGTCCCAGATGCAAACTTAATATTCATTTCTTTTTTCTTTTTGGAGATGGTTCGCAACATATTAATTACATCTTCTTTGATTTCTTTCTCTTCCTTCATGGGATACTTGATGTAATTTGCAGCCGATTCTAATTTTTCTCTTGCAGAATTTATTTTGTTCATCCACCACGATTCCAGAGAATCTTCACCCGACATGGAACTTAGTGCAGTTTCTATTTCAGAGATGGATTCAGACATGACCTTCAATGAGCGCATTGCACTTGGAACGTCCGTATGACCATCTTCTTGGATGTTCTGATTCTTAAATTCTGTTAGTGTTTTCATTTTACATTAACACCCCGGCAGCAATTTTTGTATACGTGCCATTTGTTTGATTTGCTTTTAAAAATTGGTCAGAATCTTTACTGATTATATTCAGTGATGCTGCAGGAACAGTTATAGAACCTACTGTAGTTCCGTTTGTTCCACCCTCTGTTCCATCGTTTGCTATGACAGTTATTATAGTGATAGCAGATGCATAAACTGCAACTGCGGTCGCTTTTCCCAAATTTTGATTATTTGTCGTTGTAGCGGCTTGTGCTGCTAAAAGTTTCATGCCTGTACCTCCGTTGTCTCTTCCTCTGGTTCTGTGATGGGTTCTGTCACAACTTCTTCTGGTTCTGCTTCAATTTCTTCTTCTGGTTCTACTTCAACTTTGTCTGCAAACATATTGTTTGAAACTTCTTGTTTTTTGGTTGCAAGCATATCTACAACCTTAGAAGAAATAAGTTGATTGAAAGCATCATTTACTTTCAAAGGGTTATTCTGCATTGAAAAATCTACTATATCCACTGTCTTAAACTCTTGTTGCTTTTGCGGTTGTTCTGACATAATCCTCCAAAAATTGTCTATTAATATTTATAAAACTAGATGCCCTCGTCTTCCGAGCCATCTGATTCACTTTCAAGTTCACTTTCAATTCTTTCGTCTTCCAACTGTGCTTCCTCTTCATTTTGTCTAAGTATATTTGTTCTAAACCATTCTTTTGAATAATATTTTCCTACAAAATCTTCCATATCTCTTGCAAGTGTCATTCTTGCGGTCATTATTTCTTGTTGTTTCAACTCTGTGTAGAAATGGTCTGATGTAAAATTATATTGTATCTTGTCTCTAATCTTAGACCACTCAGCAGAAGTCATCACATTTTTCAATATCAACTGTTTTTCCATTACATCTTGAAACAGTGATGAAAATCTTATTTGAAGTTTTGCAACAAATTTACTAAACAGTAGTTCATCCCTTGTAATTTCACTTTCTCTTCCAAGAGAGAATCCTGAATCTGCTTCTAGTCGTGAAACAGGAACGTGCATAGCCTTGTAAAGTTTTTTCTGGAAATAATCTACATCGTCTAACTGTCCAAGATTTTCACCGCCAGGAAGTGTGGTAATCTCTGTTCCTCTTCCACCTTCTCTTCTTGGTAACCAATAATCTTCTAACATTGACTGATGTCTGCGGTCATCTCTGACTTCACCTGAATCAGAGTCGTAGACAAGACGATTCTTGTATCGTGTCATGATGTCACGAATGTACTGTTCTGCTTTGACTTTTGGTAAATTTCCAACGTCAATGTAAAAAATTCTTCGTTCTGGAGCTCTTGATATACGATAAATGACGATTGCATCTTCAACCATTCGTAACTGATTGAGAGGTTTGATTGCCTTGTGGAGATAAGACAATACTTGTTTTTTCTTTGAATCAAGAAGTCCAGATGTGCAATATGCGATACTGTCTTTGGAAATTAGAATACCTTGTTGATGTTGATTTTTAAGACCGGCTGGATTATATGTAAATATCTCATCCACCTTTATATTTACAGTATCTTGTGCTTTTTGTTTGTTTACTTGATTGACTTTTTTGATTTTTGTAGCATCTAAACTTCGTAACTCAACGATTCCTCTTGATGGGTCATTTTCGTCAATCATTATGTGATAATATAATCTTCCCTCCACATACCATCTACGAAAAATCTCGTGGCCAAAGTTATTAAAGTTTAACAAATCGAGAACAAAATCAAATTCATTTCTTATTTTTGTTTTGATTGATTCAGTAAGACCTGTGTTGTCAAGAAGAATATTGACAGGTCTTTCATTTTTCCCTGCAACGATTGCTTCATTTACAATGTTCTCTATTGCAATTTCACAATCTGAAAGTTGAGACATTTGACGATATTTTTGAATGAGGTCAACTTCGCTTTTATACGTACCCTCCATATTGAGGTAAGAACCATAGGCTCCTCCCCCAGCAATCATCATTGAACCATCATCATTTTCTGGAAGTGCAAATGCAGGAATATTTGCATTAGGTTGTTCTTCACTCTTTCTTTCAATTTTGAAACCAAAAATTTCAAATGCCATTATTTAATCCTTTCATTTGTCATCCACTTGGACTCGTAAATGTTGGTGTAAAGGTTGCACTTCCACCAGTGTCACCACTTGATGCAGAAGCTGACTCCCAATGATCGTATGTCCATGTACAAGAAAATTCTTCTATTTCTCCTGCACCCCAATCTAATGTTATTGGAGACAAAGCAGTTGGAAATGCATTCATAAACTTGTATATTTTAATTGCATCACCCTGCTTACTGAATTGTGTGACTGTTAAATCTTTTTTATAATTAACGTTGTCACCTTCAGATACTCCAAAACTACTATCTCTATTATTTAGTTTAACATTTGACACTAAATTCATCCATTCTTCAATAGTATTTCTTATTCCAAAATCTTCATCGTTGATAATTGTAGTTTCCCAAGTGTCAAAGGTTCTATCACCAGCAATTTTTATTGACTTCCCATGAAAAAATACCTCATGAGTGCCAATATTAGATGCTGGTAGAGATGAAGCTCTAACAAGAAATTCTGAACGTGTAGGTGGGTTGGTTACACCCGAAGGATAAAGAAGGTCAACTTTGAACAGGGAAGGTCTTGCCCCTCCCTGTTTTAAATTAGATTTGAACTCCGTGACTGAAAATGCCATTCATTATAAACTCATTATGCTGTTCCTGAAATCACGGAATTATTTTCCTCTGCGGATGCTCCGTGACTCCAATAGTCATATGCCCAAGTGCAAGTATATTCTTCCACTGCATCACTTGACCAATCGAGTGCTATTTCACTCAATTCTGTTGGCCACAATTTGTAAAATTTCCACGATTGAACATCATTTCCACCTACGTCAACTTGTGTCACAATTGCTTCGCCTGGTGAATCAGTTATACCATTGCTATCATCTCTTGTACCATCTGCTTGACCAGATAGACGATACATCCAATTCATTATTTTTTCACGAATTGCAAAATTTTCATCATTTATAATTGTGGTAGTCCAATTGTCATAAGTACGAAATCCTGTCATTTTGTATGCTCGTCCAGCATAGTTTACTGGTAATGCTGCAATCGTAGCAGCAGGAACTGCCGCTGCTTTGACTAGTATATTTTCAGTGTCAGAAAAAGAAAAGTCAGAAGATGAGTCAGTTATAGAAATTTTATATAAGGATGGTCTTGCACCACCAGCTGCAGCTGCGGCAAAGAGGTTACTTTTAAAATCTGTTACTGTAAACGCCATTTTATCCTCTATGCAAAAGTGTAGTAATTATAAGACCAAGTTACATCGAACTGTTCTATGTCACTTGCAGTATCATAACTTAATGCAATCTCACCTATTGTATTTGGCCAACAATCTACAAACGTAATTGTCTGGTCAGGAGTAGCACTACCATCTTTACCATATTGAAGAAGTTTGACTGTTCCTCCAAAACCATTAGCAGTATCATATAAAGTATTCATTTTATTATCAACTGTACCATTAATTTCATTCATCCATTTTTCAAGTTCAGAGCGTTGAGTTGAGGCTTCTGTCATGATAATTGTAGTACTCAAATCTCCATAAACAATATCGCCTGGTATTTTAACAGTTCTACCAAAATATTGTCGTTCAATTGGTGTGACTGTTAATGGTGGAAGTGCAGATACATTACAAAAAAACTTAATGTCAGTCAGATTTGATAAAGTAACACCATTTGGAACAGCAGTAATTTGCAGTTCAAATAAACTTGGACGGGCGCCCCCCGAAGCGAGCGCCGTTTGAAACGTTGATAAGTCAAATGCCATTTGATTTCCTCGAAATTAATCTTTTAATTATTTATATCAAACAGCACCAACGACTTCAGAGAACTCAACACCAGAACGAACTGCAACAAAGTTCAACTGAATAAAGTTGATAGCTCGTGATGG